CCGCAATTCTGGAAGCAGTGGATATTAGAGCAAACTATTAGCCCGGCATCAATCAGACGTGAATTGTCTTTGTTGGGTTCTGTATTCCGCGAGTGTATCGAGTGGGGCTATTTATCAGAGCCACCGTTGAGGGATGTTAAGCAACCGAGCAAAACACGTTCACGCGATAGGGTTATTACTGATTTAGAGATTGAGCAGATCAATGATTATCTAACTAAAGGCAAGGAATCCAGTCAGCAAATTAGAGCGGCTTTTAATCTGGCATTAGCCACTGGAATGAGGCGCGGTGAGATACTGAGCTTGGAGTGGTCACAAATTGACCTAGAGAGGCGGTTTTTACGCCTAAATGATACGAAAAATGGGGATAAAAGGGACGTACCCTTGTCTAGCCATGCCTTGAGCATTTTAACGGCTCAGAACGGCACTGATGGGCGCTTATTCACGGTAAAGCCGGACGTTCTATCGAGTACATTTAGGAAGGTTTGCAAGCGGCTAGAGATTGAAGATTTACGATTCCACGATACAAGGCATCGTGCGGTCATGGATTTAGCTAAAAAGCTGAGTGTAATTGAGTTAGCTCGCGTAATTGGGCATCGTGATTTGAAGTCATTGATGATCTACTACCATCCAAGCGCAGAAGATTTAGCTAAACTTTTAGACTAGGCTCAACAATCCGGCTGTTAAGGTAGCGCCTAAAATCAGGCTCAGGCACTAACACACGTTTACCGTCTTTAAAATGGCGGCATCGCGTCTTGATTTCGGGGAGTTTGTGATTTCGGAACGTGCCAGGCGTAATCCGCAGAATCTCACTCATCTGCTCCACGTCTAGCCAGTTCTCTATGTCTGCACTCACTCGCCCACCTCGCTCTTAGCCTTGATTGCTTTTGCTTGCTCTAATGCAAACCCCAACGCAAAACTTGCCCCCTTGTGTTGGTTATATTTTGCGCGAAACTTAGACATCTTTAATCTTTTTTCTTCGCCTACATAATTGCTTATCTCACCCTCAAGAATCGCAATCACTTCGTCTAGTGCTGGGTTGGTGGGTTCAGCTTTTTGAACGGCTACATCTGATAGTATTGCTGTTAATTCATCAAAATCTGTCCAGCTCATCTCTTGCCTCCTGTATAGCGCACATAGCGCCGTTATGGTCTTTGTGTAGTGCGTTCATTGTCTTACTCCACTCATACGTTTAGTTTTAATCGTGCGGTTTTAGCGATACGTCACCGCACGATTTTTATTCAAAATTCATGCAAAATGGTTAGCCTTGCCTAATATTCGCTTATTGTGCTGTGCGTTAGTTCGCTTGTTGTGTTTCATTACTTTATGCTAGAGTTTTATGTATCAATTAAGCAATACGTTAAGTGTGCGGGGTTAGGCGTACATCAGAACGGAATGTCGTCGTCAAAGCCACCATCCTGCGCCTGACCTTGCGGGTTAGCTTGTTTCGCAGATGGGTCGTGGGCCAGATTAGTTCCGCCATCTTTATAAAAAACCTTAACATTGCCAAGAATCGCGCCTTTAACACCTTGTTCGCGTTCTTCTTTGCTAACGTCTTGGGTAATCATGCCGTTGTCACCAAACTGGCCCTGATTGTCGAGGTCGATAAAGGTTGTCATGTCCAAATATTTAGCACCATTTTTGCCCTCAAACAGTCGAGCCTTGTCGATTTTCGTTACATCTATTTTTACTGATACGCCTACTTTCATGCTGCTTTCTCCGTTCGTTTAAGTTGTTCTAGTTCGCTTTCTAAATCTACAATGTGATTAACTGCGCTTTCTAGTAAGTCGATCAAGTCATTATCAACGCGACCATTTATGCACTCGGTAGACTCGACCTTGTTAATCAAGTCATCTAGTTTTTGGATTATTGTTTCCTTCATGATTCCCTCAGTGTTTGATTTGTTCTACGCCTTCGACAATTCTAAGGAGTATGTTTTCTGCAACCTTTAAAAATCCATCCAGCCAAACGTCATCACGCTTGCACGTTAAAAGCATAGGGTTTAGGTCGGGATGGTATGCCAAAAAATCCCACTCAGATAACCCGGCAACAAACATCGAAACTTGTAATTGTGGAATGTATTGGGTAGGTATTTGGTTTTTCATTAAATACGATACTTGTGTATGCGCTAAAGGGCTTTTAATCTCTAAGCCTTTGACTAGCTCACCATCGGCAAAAATAAGACCATCAGGCGAACATGAATAGTCACCGTTTTGAATCATTGCCACTTGCGTAACGTCTACGCCCTTCGCCATTTCGTACCAACTCCGAGCGTCAATCTCTATCTCATGCCCTCGCTCCATCGCGGCGCTGGTATAGCCGCTTTCTACGGGCTTCCCCATGACGCGCTCTGCTATCAGTCGGTTGATGTAATTCTCAACTTTCGCGCCTGTGGCTGGTTTGCCTGTGGGCGTGAATATCTCACCAGCACTTGAGGCAGAGATTAAGCCGGAGCGTAAAACGTGCCATTCTGGACTGCCTTGCTCACACTGATCGTGGATAATCATTTAGACCGCCTCGCTTCCAGTGAGTTATCAATCTGCTTTTTAACGCTGTCGTAATTCTTTGCGCTAATTTGGCTTAAATCGCTAACCTTTGCCCACTTGAAAAAGCTGGACTTAAAGCCCTTAAACTCGCCTTCACAGTCTGAAAGCATTTCGTCTAGTTTAGCTATTTGGCTTTGATCTAAACCCTGGAATGGCAAGCGACCGTCCATATCTTCGTCGGCTGTGGTTAATCCGAGCGCACCGATCAGCGTATAGCGTTGTAAGTAGGTAACGGTAGAGCCTACAGCTTGAACGGAATTTTTAGATCCGCTCGTGTCGGGGTCGGCTGTCATTGATGTTCGCTCGCTATGCCCTTCAATGTGAGAAAGAACACAGGTTACCTGTATGCCTTCTTGGTGATTTTGCTCAAAGCGATACGATAAACCGCAACGCTGCAACAAGCCTTTAATCTGCTCTACAATGTCGGACAGTGGCGTGTATCTGTAGTTATGCCCTTCCTTCGTCTTATTGATGCGCGGCACTTCGGATTGAAACTTAGTGATAGCCATTAGATAAGCAGATTTAGCTTGTTTGGCTTCATAGTTTGCCTGTAGAGCCATTAGTTTTTCTAATTGGTCAACGTCTGCCCCTTTGCTTACTGCAAGCTCTAGCAGATTGCTGGGCGTGGTAATAACAGCATCTTGTTTTTCAACTAATTGACTCATCTTAAATCGCTCCTAAAGTTAATAAAGCCAAGCCAAGCGCAAGTCCGGCTAATACATCCGGGCCGTTTACTCTAATCCATCGCTTTAAGTAGAAAAGCTGAGACTCCAAGCTGTATTTAGTTCTTAATTTAAGGCTCATTTGTTTTTGCTTAGTGAATGTCATCGTGTGTTACTCCTATCAATGTTGCGGTTAATCGGTTCTGCCTGGCGTATCTATTAGCCTTTACTAAAGGTCTAGCTGCTTCGCCATGTGCTGATTCGTTTGCTATCTTAAGTGATCGAAAAACTGGCACATGGTCGGACAAGTAATCACTATTGATATGCCAGTTGTTAACATACGAATTATCAAAATCGCGGTAAAAATCTCGTTGTAGTTCTTCATGGTTCATTTTATCGCCTCACAATCTTCCGTTAATTTCTCAGCCCAAAAATCAAAACGCTCCGCAAAGTTTTCGCGGTGGTTGCCTGTTAGACGCTCGATAATCAGAGCCTTTAGGTTTAGAGCCGCACTTTCTGGCGACTCACCAATTAGGCATACAATGTCATCACGGCTAAAGTCTGCTAATGACTCACCTATACGCTTTAGCGTTTCGCGGTGGGCGTTGTATCTAGCCTCAGCCGCATCATTCGCCAGGCACAGTTCAAGAAACTCGTTGCCTTCGTTTATGCTGTGTTGTGCTTTATTCATAATCTCACCTGTTAGTAAATCCCCTCTTGTGCTATCGGTGGAGGGGTCACCGAACCATCGCCATAGCACTTGGCAGGAGTGTTTAGTTCGCCTTGTTAAAGAACCAGTTGCTAACGGACTCTAATGCCTGATTTCTCATAAAAGGCTTTAGTGGCTGCCCTCTACGATTAGCCTCCGCTTTTAAAGCTTTAATAGCTCGCCTATGCTCAGTGGCGACTCGCGGCTGTTTTGGTTTGGTCCACTTAACTGGATCTGTGTGTAACCCTTCTGGTAATCGTGCTGCACTCATTTCCCTGCTCCGTTGTGTATTGCTTCAATGTAAGTATTGTGCAACATTTCGCACACTGTTGCAAGTATTATTTGAACATATTTTGCACATTATTTTCTATAGGCCAAAAAAAAACCACCCGAAGGTGGCTAATTTGCTTCTTTTGGTTTTGTAGTCGGTGGGTCGCTGTCGGCTTTAATTCTAGCTTCGCGCTCTGCCATTAAGTCAATCATGTTTTGCCCTTCTGAGCTGCTGCCTATGTAGTTAGATATGAGGCTATTAAGGCTCTTAGATGCTTTTAGATCGTGCGGTAAGTTGTGCATGATTAAATGCCACCCTTCAAGACCAAAGGGTTTAGCTAGAGCTTCGGCTGTCTCTATGCTTGTGGAGTTCTCTGCTTTGAGAATGTATGCAATGGTTCTCCTGGACACTCCACTACGCTTAACTAGCTCAGTAATAGTAAATCCCGACAAGTCCATTAAATGCCTGAGATTCGATGCAAGCGTTTCTGTCGTGGTTTTCTTTTTCATATAAAAATCTTACCGCAAATAAATATACATATATTGCACAAATAGTGCTTGCTTTAGTGTGCGAAATGTTGCACACTACTCGTATGAACTTATACAACAAAACATTAAGCCTTTTGGCTGAAACCGATTTGACACTTGCTCAAGTCGCTAGAGATTGCAATGTGAGCTACAGATGGTTGCTTATGTTTCGCAATGGTGAATCCCCTGACGCTGGCATTAGCAAGGTTCAGAGGCTTCACGACTATTTAACTAATCACAACTCCTAGTGGTGTTTGCCCCTGATGTCTAAACGCTGATGGGGCTTTTTTTACCGAGGATAAATTATGTACCAGGACATTAAAGCAATTAAAAGCGTAGCCGTTAGAACGGTGATAGACCAATACACAGCCGAAGATCTTAATCAGGTGGTTGCGCTGTCTAAAACTCAAGTTAGTGCTTTTGTCCGTACAGCAATAGAGAATGAGCTTCAACGTTTTCATGACAACCAATCTATAGGAAGGGACGCTAAACAGCCAGACCTATTAAGCGTTCACAAAGTAGCGTGATTGGTCTTTTTTTTAACCAAAAGGTTAGACACTTTTTACCAACTAGGGGAATTTGAATGGCTAATTTAAAGGCGGTATACGCCTCTAAATCATCAAACGTGGGCATGGTTCAATCTAAGACGAAATATGCCGTTCTGCGGACATGTACTCGCTCTAATCTTGATTTCTATTTGATCGCTTTGCCTGATGGCAGAAAGATTTATGTCACTTTGGGCGATGGCGTACTAGGCACGTTTAAGGCGGTGGGGGTGTCTCATTAAATGGTTTAAACACGATTCTAATTCCAACATGGATTCGAAACTCCAAGAGGTTTTATTGGATTATGGTCTTGAGGGTTATGGGCTTTATTTCTATTGCCTTGAGCTTATCGCGGCCAATGTTGAGAAGCACAATTTAACCTTTGAGCTTGAGCATGATGCTCGAATTATTGCTCGAAATACCGGGTCAACTGTTGAAAAAGTGCAGCAGATGATGGGGCGATTTATTGAGCTAAAACTCTTCGAAAACACAAATGGCGTTGTCACATGCTTAAAAATGTTGACACGCACTGACGAATACACTCAGAAGCTAATCAAGAAAGAAATAGATAATGGAAACAATGACTTAGAGCGTATCCCGACAATGTCCCGACAGTGTCCCGATAGTGTAGGGATAAAGTCCGTTCTAATAGAAGAGAATAGAATAGAAGAGAATAGAGTAGAAGAGAGTAACGGCTCTGACGAGCCTACACCCTCAAGCACTAAGAAACCTAAAAGACAAACACTAAAAAACTACATTGCAGAATGTAAGGAAATTGGTGTTGACCCAATACCGTTAGATTCAATCGCTTTTAGAAAATCTGACACGATGGGGATACCTCACGACATTGTCGATGTCTGCTGGTTTAAATTCAAAGACTACTGGATAGAGAACAAAAAGCGATCTGTAAAAACTGATTGGGTTTTAGCTTTTAGTAATTGCCTTGAGGGTAACGGATACGATTGTTACGCGCAAAACCAGAACGGCGAAATTTACTTAACCACCAAAGGCAAAAACGCGCAGAAACTTATGGTGGCTGAAAATGGATAATTTCAACCTACCACCACAGGCGCTAGAGGCTGAACATTCCGCACTAGGCGCATTGATGCTAAACGCGAAGGATACCGATGACGCAATCAGCCTTTTGTCCGGTGATGATTTTTACCAACATTCTCACCAGTTGATTTTTAACGCTATCCAGAAACTACACAGATCGGATAAGCCAGTTGATGTGATCGTTGTCTCTGAGCAGTTAGACAGCGAAGGCAGTTTAGAAAATGCGGGTGGCATGGCTTACTTGGGAACGATAACCAAGAACACACCGAACACTAACAACCTTTTGGCATACGCGAAGATCATCAAAGAGAAGTCTTTACTTCGCAGAATCATCCAAGACGCTCAAGAGTTGATTGGAAGCGCGTACAACGCCTCTAGCGGCGAAGCTCAAAGCATTGTGGATATGGCAGACCGTAACGCAACTGCACTGATTGAAAACGCTACGACAGGCGGCGCACAACACATATCAACATCGCTAACTGATGCGGTCAACGGTATCGAGGAACGCTGGAAGTCTGATGGAACGTGTGTAGGCGTACCAACTGGATTCAGCTCACTAGATGACAAAATACTAGGGCTTGAGAATGGCGAGGTTTATGTAATAGCGGGTCGGCCTGGTATGGGCAAAACGGTTCTAGCGGTAAATATGGCTAAGAACATCGGGTTAAACGGCGGCAAGTCTCTTTTTATCTCGCTTGAAATGCCGGTTATGCAATTAGTTAATCGACTGTTTTCTAGCTTTGGAATTAATCACGACACGATCAGAAGCGGAAAGTTACACAATGATGATTGGTCTAAATTGACTAACGCGACAGGGCAGTTGATGGAGTCGGGGATATTCGTTGACGACACGCCAGCACTGAGCGCGAACAGGATAGACGCAATCGCTCGAAAGCTATTCAAGAAAGAGGGCAAGATGCCGATTTTCTTAGATTACCTACAGATCATGGGTAGCGAGACACATGGAAACCGCTTTGAAGAGGTCACAGCATTTTCACAGAAACTAAAAGCCATAGCTAAACGTCATGGCGTTCCAGTGGTCTTACTTTCTCAGCTAAATCGAACATGTGAGAGCAGACAAGACAAGCGACCTATTACGGCTGATTTGAGAGAGTCCGGCGCAATCGAACAAGACGCATCAACAATTATGTTTCTCTACCGCGATGAAGTTTACACCAAAGAAAAGAGCGCGTTTAAGGGCGAGGCAGAGCTAATCATAACTAAGCAGAGAAACGGCGTTACAGGCGTTGTTCCTTTAGTTTTTAACGGCGCGTTCCAAAGGTTCGAGACTATGAGCGAAACGCAAGAGTCATCGTTTTGGAATAAGCGCACCACAAATGACCAGCCATTGAAGCGGGTCGGAGGTCTTGGGTGATGCAATACACGTTCGAGCAAAGAAAAAAGATAAACGATTATTACCGTGAGCATGGTTTAGATATTCACAGCTTTACGCCAGAGGCGCTCGATGGTTTTCACGTTTATGACTTAGATGGAATTGATGGGGTAGACACGTTTCATTGCACACCAATCGAGAGAAACATTTTTAATCAAATTAGAGGTATTTCGGTCAAGTTCTTGCCGGAGTATCAGATAGGAAAATACTACGTTGACTTTTGCAACCCTGCTTTGATGTTGATTATTGAGGCCGATGGTAAGCACCACAAAGACCAACTTGATTACGACAGGGCGCGACAAGATTATTTAGAGTCGCTTGGCTTCAATGTTGTTCGTTTTGAGGGGTGGCAGACATTCCAGGAATACACAGACTTTCTTGATGACGATGAAAGGTTCAACCAAGACAGGTTTAGCGACTACCGCAAAACATCACACTTTTATTTTCAAGAATTAAATAAGGACTTCGGGACTATCAGATACGGAAAGAGCGAGGACATGTCTCAAACAGCAAAGGATGCTTGGAAGGCGCTTTTAAACAAACTTAACGGAGGTCAGTAATGATTAGAACAAAAGTAAACCAAGAAGGCAAAGAGACAGGGCTGCGTAAATATATGAGCAGATCGCAACGAGAAAAACTTGGAAGCCTGTCCACAACACATCTTAACTGCAAGGAAAAGACGGGTGTATCAAGACCAGGAAAAACTGCTAGAGATAGAGCTAAATTAAAGCACACCATCAATTAGGGGGTCAGTAATGTTCACACATAACCACTGTTCAAAATTATTGAACACACCACCAAGCCTGAACGACATAGTGGGCCAGTTCTTAACCGGCGAGCCTGATTTCAGGAATAGCGATGGCACTAAGCGCATGGAGAAGGCAGGCAAGCAAACAATTAAGATTCCGGCAGGAGTAATCGAGCGCATAGCTATCGGATATAAACGCGCACATGGCAGAGGTCAGTCTTACGCGCAAGAGCAAGCCGACAAGCTAACGGCGCAAGGCACGAAGATTTCGCAGGGTACTTTGCTTAAACGGATTCACGACTTTAATAAGGGCAAGACTTACAGGGGTTTCTTATGATCGGATTAATAATTTTATGGATAGTTTGCGCTTTATTCGTGGTCTATCAAGTGGCGGCTGGATTTGGCTGTAAGTGGGTCGATCAAGTGGAGTTTCGGATTAAGCAGATTTTCGGGGGTTGGTAATGATTGGACTAGGACTATTTTGCGTATGGCTTGCGGCTATTTACTTCGCGTCTGAATTTGGAGCGTTTGACTTATGAACGATAAACGAAAGAGAGGCGCAGAGCATCCAAAGGCTAAACATTCTCAGGAGGTTGTAGAGAGTGTGGTTAGGCTTCACGAGATAGGCAAAACGCCTAAATGGATTAGCGAGACATTCAACTTGAACATAAACACAGTTAAGGACTGGATTTATCGCGGCGTGAGGGCTTACGCATGAACCGCGAAGAAACGATTACATCCAAGATGATGGAATACGGCGACCTAGTTTGCAGGCTGATTGAAAACGGATTTGATCCGCGAGATTTGCACACGCCAGATTCTGAGTGTATGCGGTTAAGCAACGAGATAGATGGGTTATTAGGGCAGAAGATGAATAATCAGCAAATAAGGCTAAGTGAGCTTACAGGCCAGCTAAACGAAATTATGGCGGCTGAGACTCACCAGACAGAGACAGCTAACCAAGATCGCGAAAGGCTGACAGCTAGAAAGGCTGAGGTTCAGAGAGAAATTAACGCGCTAGAGAAACAGCTACAAGAACAGCACGAAGCAAAACAGCAAGTGATGCTGGATAGGCTCGAATGCTCGAATGGAGGTTGTCCTGATGATTGATCTAATGTTTATCATAATTCTAGGCATGGCGGGAACAATGGCTTTGCATGTAGCGTTTAGCTTTCTTCGCCATAACGCAGATCTAACCGGGTTAATCGGTGCGGTGTTTGGGCTGATATGCGCGTCTAGTACGATCTATTGCGCTTGGTTGATCTATGGGGGTGGGCTGTGAGTAAACCGTGTACGTGCGGCGACAGAAAGACTTGCACTAGCACTTATAAGGTTCGTTTTGATGGTGCAATAAGTGTAGATGTTCATGGTCTTTATAGTTGCGGAAAAGTTAAGCGAGACATGAAGAAAACGCATGAGTTTTATTTAGCCCAAAAAAGACAGAGCGGGGGTGGGCTTTGAGTCTAAGTGCAGCGCAAAGGGGCGCGATACATCTACATTGTGAGCAATTATCTCAAGCCTTGATACGCGAAGGCGCAACGGTTCAGGAGTTACTATCAAAATCAGTTGAGCGAAATTGGACATTGCTGACAATCAAAGAGCTGTTGTGGAAGGACATAGCGCGTCGCGCTTATGGTGTGGATAGCACTGAGGATTTAAAACCTCAGCAGATAACGGATATTTACGACACAATTAATAAATTCACATCTACTCACTTTGGCGTTCACGTTCCATTCCCTAGCATGGAGAGTCTGGAGAACAAGCGGCAGGGCGGGGGTAATCTGTGAGCAAGATAAATTTGCTCGATTTATTTAGCGGCATAGGTGGCTTTGCTCAAGGATTAACGCAAGCGGGTTTTGAGATTGAAAACCACTATTTTAGCGAGATAGAAAAGCACCCAATAGCGATTTACAGAAACAAATTCAAAGAGGCGGAATATGCAGGGTCAGTTACAGATGTTCGCGGCGACAGATTGCCAAAAATTAACGCTATCACCTTCGGCTCACCTTGCCAGGATTTCAGCTTGGCTGGAAAGCGTGAAGGAATTGAGGGGGAGCGCAGCAGTCTTGTGCGGGAAGCAATACGGCTCATTGATGAGTGCCGACCAGACTTTTTTATCTGGGAAAATGTTAAGGGCGTGTTCAGCTCAAACGATGGCGCAGACTTTTGGGCAGTTGTCCAAGCCCTTGCCGACATTGGGGGTTATAGACTTGAATGGCAATTGCTTAATACGGCATGGTTTCTACCCCAAAACAGAGAGCGCGTCTACCTTGTCGGAAGTCTTGGAGAGGGAAGTGGCGGAACGGTATTTCCTGTCGAGCCGAAGTCTAGCGGGATTGATGAAAGGGCAGAGCAAGCCACAAATGTTAGAACGCTTACAGTCGGCGGAAACTCAGGCGGAATGCATTCTAGCATGACTCTAGTAAATGAGGTAGCGCGGCTGAATAGCAGTCAAGATGGCAGGGTTTTTAGTGTTGATGGACATAGCCAGTGTTTATCAGCAGGTCATGGCAACGTTCCTAAAGTTTCGATAGCAGCGCAAAGAGGGCGAAACCCTCAAAGGCCCAGCGACAGAACAGCAGGCGCACCGATGCGGCAAACTTTAGAGATTAACCACAACGGCACTACAAACACATTAACCAGCGTGGCTAAGGATAATTATGTGGTTGAGCCATATATTGAAAATGAAAATCTAAGCGGCCAAAGATTCAGAAACAGCTACGCAGGGACTCTGCGCGCCAACGCCAGCCATAATTACCAAACAGTAAACTCAATCCGCAGACTAACAGAGGTCGAATGCGAACGGCTACAGGGGTTTAGCGATTATTGGACAGAGTACGGAGACTACGAGGGCGTAATTAAGAAAGTACCAGCTACAGCGCGTTACAAGGCGTTAGGTAATGCCGTTACCGTTGACGTAGTACAGGCAGTAGGTGAGGCGATCCTGGAGGCTACAGCATGACCATACGATGCAAGGTCTGCAACCAGATTAACGGCGACAAGTTCCAGAAAACCTGTAGTTACAAGTGCCGCGGCATATACCTACAAAGCCCTGATGGAATCAAGGAAGTAGCAAAGACACTAAGCAAGATTAGAGCAGAGCGTAAGCGCACAAATAAGGCAAAGGCCAAAGGTTTACAGCACTGGCTTAAAGTGACTCAAGTTGTATTCAATCGTTACATACGAGAGCGCGACAAGGGGCTAGGCTGTATCTCATGTGGCAAACACGCGCACATGATGGGCGGCTCAGGGTTGGGCGGTGTTTTCGATGCCGGACACTATAAATCTGTAGGCTCTAGCCCTGAATTGAGATTCGAGCCTAAAAACGTAAACGGACAATGCCGAGATTGCAACGGATTCAAGGGCGGGATGCCTAAAGAGTACGCGAAGGGGATAGTAGCGAGATACGGTCAAGATCGGCTGGAGTGGCTAGAAGGACACCATGAAGCGAAACATTACACAATCGAGGACTTAGAGCAGATTCGGAAGCATTACGCGCGACTAACTAGAGAGGTAGAGTTATGAAAGAGCGAGAATATCAAGGAAACGACACATTTAAAGCTAGATTAAAGTGCTTGGCCAATCTTTCGAGAAGTGATGATGAATGCAAGCCAATCGCAAAAAGCCTGCTTAAGTTTTACAGGACTCACGGATACTTAACGGACAAGCAGAGAGTCTTAGTAACTCAATTGAGTGAAAAAAAGAAGGCTAAATTTTCAACAAGAAAGCCAAGGTTTTTTGTCTATTCGATAACAGACGAAAAGCGGGTGAAGATAGGCATTAGCAAGGATGTTAAAAAACGATTAAGCCAGCTACAGACAGCAACGCCGCGAAAGCTAAGGGTGGTTGATTTTGTTGATGTTGGGGCAAATAAAAACAACGCTTGGGGCAAAGAAAGAAGGGCGCACACGTTTTTTTCTGATTTTAGAGTTGGTGGCGAATGGTTTGATCTTAGCCCTGACGTATTTTCTGGAGGGCTACTCAATAAGGTCTTAGGCAGGGAAGTGACCCATTTGGCCGATCATTTGGCCGATGTTTCAGGGGGTGAGTAATGGGTAAGACAATCGAAGCAGAGATACAGCCTAATGTAATTGTGCGCGGCAAAGGTCAAAGATTATCTAAGAGGGCAGACGCAACGCTTAAGGCGTGGGCCAGGCAATACAGGCGGTCGGACTTGCTAGAGATCAAGAAACTAACAGGCTCACCACATGGCGCACCGTCCAAACGTAGCGGGTTCAGCTTTGCGGAGGATGATGGTAATCGAATTACAGGCGTTATTGCATCTCTAAAACCGTTTAACTACCAATTTATACTTAGGCATTACATAAGCCGCATGGACTCAATGAGCGTCTTGTATGGCAAGCTAAGGCAGAATGATAGCGAGACAGACCGGCACTACAAAGCCAGAATAATGGCTAAATACATAGAGGCGTGCGGTGTATGTCGTCGGACGTATGACAGGCAATTAGCGAAGGCTCAAGATGAGTTTATAGCGAGGGGCGGGATATGATCAAAAAAACTTGCATTTATTTGTAAATAATGCTTGAACTGTATGTCCATCCAGTGTATAAAGGGCGCTAGGGTTGAGTATTGCGCCCACAGAACACAATAAGCCTCACTCATTAATTTTGGTGGGGCTTTTTTTATTCCATATCGGGATACAGAATAAACCCGCCACAACATCACCTATCAGGGGCTGGAAAAGCTACCACTTACGATATTGGGCGGGTAATTTACATTATGGCTGAAATAGTAAAACTCAAGCAAAGCGAGAACAGAACACAAACGAGACCTGTTCAGGGCATAGCGGAAGCGGTTGGTGGATTACTAGAAGAAATGGAGGGGCAAGTTACATACATAGACGTATGTGGCGCACTTTCGATAATCAAAGCAGAGTATGAGCTAGAGTTTATTAGCTTGGCAATGGGTGACTAATGGCGGGTAGACCGACAAAGTACAATAAGGATATGCAGGCTAAGGCTGACTCATATCTTTTTTGCTATCAAGACTGCGGTGATGTGATACCAAGCGTAGAGGGGCTGTCTGAATATTTAGACGTTAGTCGATCAACTATTTACTTATGGGGCGATGCTTACGAGCAATTATCGGACACGTTAGCGCGGATTGAGTCAAAGCAGAAGAATGTAACGCTAAACAACGGCCTCAAGGGTGACTTTAACGCGACCATTGCAAAGCTAGTTCTGGCTAATCATGGAATGCACGACAAGCAAGACGTAAAGCAAGAGGGTGACTTGGTTTTGCAGATAGGCGGCAAGGTTGCCAAAGTTTAGTCTCACTGATAAGCAAGACGAGGCGCTTGATGTACTGATAAGCCCTGCAAAGCACATAGCTATTGGTGGCGGTTCACGTTCCGGCAAGACGTTTCTAATTGTTCTAGCGATTGTCACAAGGGCATTAAAGGCGGCGGGCAGTCGTCATGTAGTGTTTAGATTCAGGTTTAACGCTGTTAAGGCTTCTGTCGTACTCGATACGCTGCCAAAGGTTATCAAATGCGCATACCCTGGTTTATGGGAGCGTTGCAGACTAGACAAGCAAGATTGGTTTCTAACATTGCCTAACGGTAGTGAGATTTGGTTCGCTGGCTTAGATGATAAGGAGCGATCAGAGAAAATTCTAGGCATGGAATTTGCCACGATCTACTACAACGAGTGCAGTCAGATACCATACGCATCTTACATATTGAGTAAGACGCGATTAGCTCAAAAGACTAGCTTAAAGAATAAGTTTTATTTCGACTTTAACCCACCATCAAAGCGGCATTGGACATATAGAACGTTTGTTGCAAAGGTTGATGTTGAGTCTAACAACTTACTAAACCAAGATGACTATGCTTATTTTCGGATTAACCCAGAAGATAACAAGCAGAACATTGATGAGGATTATCTAGAGACTTTGCGGAGTCTGCCAGAACGGTCACGCAAACGCTTCTTATACGGCGAGTTTGCAGACGATGACGAAAACGCTCTATGGCGTGATGACTTCTTACTTGGTTCTAGGCTGCTGGGGCGCATACAAGACGCTATACCAGACTTTAAGCGCGTAGTGGTGGCAGTAGACCCTAGCGGGTGTAGCGGCGATCAGGACACGCGCAGCGATGAGGTTGGGATTGTTGTCGTTGGTTTAGGTGTTGATGGCCATGGCTACTTAATCGAGGACTTATCAGGAAGGCATAGCCCTAACGAGTGGGGCAAGGTTGTTGGTAGTGCATACGACAGGCATCAGGCAGATGCGGTAATTGGTGAATCTAATTACGGCGGCGGAATGGTTGAGCATGTAGTAAGGACAGCCAAGCCTAATATTAATTATAAGGAAGTGAGAGCCTCAAGGGGTAAGCACATTCGCGCAGAGCCAATAGCGGCTTTGTATGAGCAGGGCAAGATTCATCACGTTGGCTATTTTCCAGAATTAGAGGATCAGTTATTAGCGTTTAGTCGTGAGGGCTATCAAGGCGTTAAGTCACCGGATAGAGCAGACGCAGCCATCTGGGGCTTTACAGAGCTGTTTGATGCAATGGTTAGGCCACCAGTAAAACAAATTGACGTAGTAATACCACAAGGGTACTCAGCATTCTGATGTTAGAACAATATAAAAAACAATTCGTAGACGATTTAGCGGCTTCGGAAGATGTGCGCGACATGGCGAACGAGGAGTTTAGATTCTGTTCGGTGTCGGGTGGTCAGTGGGAAGGGTGGCTTGAAGATTCTTATGAGAACAGAGCCAAGCCAGAGTTAAATCACGTTTCTGATTACGTTAGGCGAGCAATTTCAAGATGGAGAGCTAACCGTAGAATCGTTAATTTCTCGCCTGCTGACGAAGCGACAGACGAAAAGCAAGCTACTCTATTAGATGGCGTATTTAGGCGCGATATGGAGCGCTCAGGCGGTCAGGACAGCATAGACACGGCAGTTGATGAAATGCTCCGTTGTGGCTACGGTGCGATACTTCTCAACACGGAATATGAGGACGAAGGCGACCCAGACAATACAGCGCAGAATATTGTATTTACTGAGATACCTAACGCCTATTCAATGGTTGTCTGGGATGCTTCGGCAAGACGAGCGGATAAATCAGACGCTAGGCATGTGACCATGCTATCAGCGCATAGCCGTGATGCTTTCGAGAAGCTATACCCTAACGCCTCACCTAGCACGTTCAAGCCTAACGACAGAAGCACGTTTAGCTGGTTCTTGAGAACGGCTGACATTGTGTATGTAGCGGTTCGGTATCACGTAGAGAGTGAGCAGATAATGTTGCACACCTACCACAATCCTGAGCGGGTAGAAGATGCGATATTTCACGCTAAAGAAGCGGATTTAACGGATGCGTATAAAGATGAACTGGAAATGCTTGGTTACAAGTATCTGCGTAAGCGCAAGATTGTTAAAGATCGAATCATGCGTACTGTATTTTCAGGTTCAGAGATTCTAGAAGATTCACGCCAGATAGTGGGCAGGCATTTACCTGTAGTTCCGTTGTATGGCATTCGGTCTATTGTCGATGGTTCAGAGTTCTATCAAGGCATTGTGCGCGAGAAGATGGACGCGCAAAGACTAATGAATATGTCGTTTGGTCTAGCGGCTGAGAGTGCGGCTCACGCAAGCGATGACAAACTAATACTAAATCCTGAACAGGTGGCAAACCCTTCTATTCGGGCGCAATGGTCTAAGAACTGGCATCAGCAGCCTTATTTACTTTTGGACGCTGTAAGGGATGCTTCAGGCAATCCAATGGCGTTAGGCGCGGTTGATAAGCTGCCTGGTACTAATGTTAGCCCTGCTTTGGGTAACTTAGTGCAGATGACCCGCGAGAGCTTGTTACAAGGCTTAGGCGGCGCACCACAGGACACCATCGACCCTAATGCAAGTGGTAAGGCGATTAATGCGGCGCTTAAACGTGCTGATATGAACATTGATTTTCTTTACGACAATATTGATAAGTTCTTAAAGCGTGTAGGCATTGTGTATCAATCAATGGCCCGTGAAGTTTACTCAGCTACACCTAATCGTAAGATGCGGATTATCAACGAGCAAGGCGCACCTGAGATGGTTGCATTAAATTCTGACGCTGGTTTTAACGGCCAGTTTGTGCGAATGAATGATTTAGCTAAAGGTAGTTTTGAGGTATCGGTTGGAACATCACCGGACTACGCGACAGCACAAGAAGAAACCTTTGAAGCTCTAAAGGACATCGTTGGTTTAATGGCCCCAGATGACCCTTATCGCTCTATTGCGGTTCGCTTGTTGATACTCCAAAAGGATGGAATACCAGAAGATGCGAAGGCGGCGTTAAGGCGTGAGCTATTAGCTCAAGGCGTTGTTAAGCCTGAAAACGAAGAAGAACAACAGTTCTTGCAAGGCATGGCGCAAGCTCAACAGAATCAAGGCGTGGATGCTAATACCCTGCTATTACAAAGCATGGCTAAAGAGCAAGAAACGAAAGCGCAAATGAATGAAGCAAGCACGGCAGATAAGATTGCTAGTGCAGCTAAGAAAGCGGCTGAGGCAGAGGAGATTAAGATTGATTCTTATATCAAGGCTGAGGAAGCAAAACGTGTGGTTAGCGGTTAAATAACTCACTGTACGCGACAGCCTTCGCGGATTCACTCTGTACGCATTCAGACTAATGCGGATTACTCAAAAACAAGAGGAAAAAAATGTCAGAAGATCAGAATTTATCTGAGGTAGAAGCACGTCCACAAGATCAGGAAGCAATCGAAGTCGAACCAAGTCAAGAGATTGATGAGGGCGCAGAAAAGAAACCTGATAACCAGCGAGTACCGTTGGCAAAGTTTGTTCAAACTAAGAAGGAGAAACAAGAAGCACAGAGACAGCTAGAGGAGAGCCAGAGAGAGATACAAGCACTTAAGCAACAGCAAGAGCTTTATAAACTTTCGGCATCACCTATAGCACCTGAGAGCGTTACGCGACCTAAAGCAGATGACTATTACGATGACCCAGACGGCTATGAATCCGCGATGGATAAGTATGAGTCTAACCTGGTTAAGCGGGCGACTGAGGAGTCTCAAAAGCTAATTGATAACAAGTTTCAAAGTATTGAGCAGCAAGAGAACGTCAAGATTGCCCAACAACAACAGCAGGAATCTATCGACTCATATTATGAGCGGGCAGAGTCTTTAAATGCTGATGACTTTTTAGAAGTTGAAGAAAAGGTCAGGGGCGAAATTGATGACGAGCTTTATACCGTAGTAATTGGCTATTTTGATAATGCAGAGCATGTGATTTATTCGTTAGGCGGTGATTTAGAAAAGGCCGCAGACATGCAGAAAAGCATTAAAGCAGACCCTATTCGGGGTTTTCAAAAGCTAATTAGGTACGCTGATTCTTTAGACAAAAAACTAGAAACTAAACAAATACCAGAACCTGATGAAGCGATTAAAGGCGGGCTGAGTGGTGTAGCAAATGCGGCGGCGAAAGTTGAGAAACTACGCGATCAATGCAGAGCAGGCAAAATCACAATGAACGAATTTATGACCAAAAAGCGGGAACTGGAAGCATAATTCAAGGTGAATTTAAATGGGTAATTCTTTAACCAGTGTTGAACAAATTGCATGGGAACATGCGTGTGAGGCGTTCGAAAACAACAATATCATGGCTACTAATGCCGATATTTTCAAACCAGATTCAGGTGCTTCTGCACTTGCTGGGCAAACCATGCGTGTACCTTACTCTAATCAAATTAGTACGAGTACAGGCTTAGACGTTACTTCAAGCATTGATGATGTTGCAGACATTTCTGTACCTATCTCACTTGCTGAGGGTGACATTAAAAACGGCACATTCGCGCTATCTGTTAACGAGTCGCTAGTTGCGCGTCGTGTTACTGATAACGTAGACGCTGCGGTTCGCAAGCTGCAGTCTGATATCTCTAAAGAGATTGCGGATAAGGTAGTTGATTGGGGTTCTTTGGTTGGCGCAGAAACTACTGCATTAACTGACTACGATCACTTTGCGAAAGCGGGTGCAATGCTTGATGAGGTTGGTGCTACCGGCACTGATCGATTCATGTATATGGCTCCTCGCACTTCGCTAGGTCTTGCTAATCAGCTAGGTATGCGAGCGACTGATAACAGTCGTGACCACATGACTTACGCGACTGGTGAATTACCTTCTATCGGTGATTTCCGCGTATTCAAAACCAATGCTTTGAAGCAGATTGGTGCTGATGCGGTTACTACTGTGGTGGTTAATGGTGCAGACCAAGACGTAGACCCTAAAGGGTATAACTCTGATACGACTCTATCATTGCCTAGCTCTGATGACATTCGCTCACAAGTTCTTGTAGTGACTAACACAAGTGGCTCATTGACTAACGGCGATGCTTTTACAATCGCTGGCGTTAATCGTATCAACTTGCAGTCTAAAGAAGATACTGGAGAGCTTATGACGTTCCGAGTTATCTCTGGCGGCGGCACTACTTCGGTAACTATTGCTCCTGCGATTGTAGCGAGTGGCGCGTATCAAAACGTATCTGCAAAGCCTGCAAATGCGGCAGTTATTAGTCCGATTAATACAGCGGCTTCTACTCCTACAGTGTTCACCACTAAGGACGCGATCAAGTTGTATGTATCAGACCTTAACTGGTCAGCGTTGGATGGTTCTGCCGGTGTTGTATTAAGCACTTACACAACAGAGTCAGGCATTCAGGTTGCCTTTATCAAGCAGGGTTCTGCCCTAACTGGTCAAGTCAATTATCGTTTGTCTACATGGTGCAAGCCTAATGTTGTTGACCCGCTTCGATGCGGCATTTTGCTACCGTCACAAGGCGCGGCAATTTAAACCAGAAGCCCCTCAGAAATGGGGGGCTTTTTTATTGGGTAAATATTATGCAAGTAGTTTATTCAGACGTACCAAGACGGCATTCACGCAAAGTGTTCGGTCGTGAGCTTTGGTACAAGGTAGTAAATATTGATGAGCTAGATAAAGCTCTAAAAGATAATTGGCGCAAAGAAGTAGAAGCGCCTGCAAAGATAATTGAGAAGCCTGTAAAGGTTTCTAAGAAGGTGGCGAAGAAAGTCACAAAGGTTAAATAATGTCGTTAGCCTCCGAGATAATACAGGACGCTTATGACTCGATTGGGCGAGGTTCGTCTATTCTAAGCACAGATGCAACGCTTACGTCCAACGGCTTACAGGTGTTGATTTCAGTTCTTGAGGAGCTGCGAGTTAATGGCATTATCCTTGAGGAGACTGTTAGCGGAACGACTACCACAATAGCAACGCCTACGGTTGCCTCAGACGAGCTTAACGAGCCTTTAGCTGCTAGGCTTAACCTTGTAAACCTTGTAGCGGCTTACCTTGCTACATCGGCACGAGCAAAGCCAGAGGACATGCAATTACTGCCACCAGCGTCATTCAGCAGAGAGGCTTTGAGCAAGATGTATCGTCAACATGACATTCCTAACAAAATCCCCTCTAAAACACTACCTCGCGGGCAGGGTTCTCGCGGCGGTCGTGTTAGTGGTGCATTTTTCAACGGCGAGGCACTAGCAAATGATGCTACCCCTACCTGATACGATCTCAGGCTCTTTAGACACGCCTGAGTCTATTTCATACCTCCACAATATGTATAACGTGGGGGGCGCTTTGGTTTCGCGTGAGCCTATGCGCTTGCTGGTTGATGATTATACCGCAGCAGCCGGTGGCGGGGGGCTGCCCACTTTAACTAAAATACACAACTTGTCTGGCCGATGCAGATGCTTGATGGTTTATGGAGGCAACCAAATATTAACGGTTATTGGTGATGCGGCATACCAATACACCACAACTACAGACCTAAACCCCCCAAACGATACGGTCTATTTTCTTTTCCAGTTGGCGGGGGGGCTTACCATTCCTGGGGATGGTGATATTGCATGGGCAGAGGGCTACACTGGCGTTGCTTTTGCTACAGGCACTAAAAAATATTTTATAGACTCTAGCCAGAACATTTCAGAACTTACCGATGCAGACCTTCCAGATTGCATGGATGTAGTCTATTTAGGCGGGCGGTATGTTTGGCTTACTGCGGATGGTGAGAGCATTTTTTGGTCAGAGGTTGATGACCCTGGTAACGTATCGGCGCTGTACTTTTTTGATGCAGAGGCTAGGCCGGACAAAAACAGGGCGTTAGCCGTAATAGGTGAAGACTTGTTTGTTTTTGGTGAGGAGTCAATACAAAGGTTTAGGAATATTGGTGGTGCTTCTCAGCCATTTATAAATGTCTCAAATTCTGTTATCCCTATAGGTTATCTGGGAGGGATGATTAAGTTATCGACTAAGGTTTTGTTTTTAGGTCGTGAGAATGGCGGCGCAGCTTCGTTTTATGAGATGAGCGGGTCTTCTATTAATAAAATATCACCGTATGTTGTTGATAGCTTAATGGTCAACCAAATAACACTTAACGGCCAGTCTACTTTAAGTGATGGTGTTGGTACTGGCGGGTCGTCAGAGGCTTCTTTTTTCGATGTGGGCGTTTTGCGGGGGCAATCATTCCCTGTTGGCGGCGAGAACGTATACACGTTTACTACAGACGACTTTACGCTTTACGCGAAACAGTCCGGCGGCGGTTATCAGTGGGGGTTCTTGAGTTCAGACATAAATGCGGAGTACTCCGATAATGATGAATGGCACAGCAGACCTATGGGCAAAGCCTACGACAGCGTCTCAGACGCTGGATTTCATCCTACTTTTGAGTTTCAGTTCGCCACATTCTTTGACCGCAGATGGATATTCGCGGGCAACATGAGGAATGATGATTCATTTTTAGGCATATTTGAAAAAACAAAACCTCTATCCACGCAAAACTTTAAAGACTTAAGTATAAACACCTCTACTAACGCATCAGTAGAAAGATCAATCACACGTGGCCTTTACTTAGGGCTAAACGATGCGGCGCAAAGAGATACGGTTTTTGATTCGCTAGAGGTTAGCTATTCACGCAGGGCAAGAGGCGACTACATGACGGCTGTTACAGGCGACTCAGCAGACGATTTAAATATGTATTTATCTTTGACTGGATTAATCGGTACATGGTCAACAGCGCAGACTATTAGTTATGGCGATAAGGACGAGTCCGAGCGAATACGCTACAACTTCTCAGGCGGGTTGACACCTACCAATGGATGCTTACAGTTAGCGTTAGAGACTAGCGCAGAGATACCGTTTACGATCACAGGGTTAAACGCAAATGTCTGATATTCAAGGCCAGCGCCTTAATTACTTAGAGACTGTAGCCAAGACTAAGGACGGTAAAGAGGTCGTATTTACCGACCCCATGAACAAGTTCTTAGATGACTTGCTAATAGCGGTTGATGCTAATTCAGCAGGGGCTGGCTCAAGCGGTACAGTCACAAGCGTTGCCGTATCTGGTTCTGATGGAATAGAGGTGGATTCTGGCACGCCAGTGACGACTAGCGGCACGATTGCGTTAGGCTTGAACAAAACCACCACTTTGGCGTTTTTAAACGTAGAGGATGGCGCTGACGCAACCGATACAGCCAACGTAACGAGCGCAGGCGCGTTAATGGATAGCGAGGTTACTAACCTTGCACAAGTTAAGGCTTTTGATGCTACCGACTACGCAACGGCGGCGCAGGGCGCAAAGGCTGATACAGCGCAAGGGTGGGGCGATCATAGTGTGGCGGGGTACTCTACGGCGACAGGGGTAGAAAATAACGCAGACGTAACAGACGCGACTAACGTAAATGCGGCTGGCGCGGTGATGTTATCAGATACCGTTACAACTGGGATGGGTTTTGTTTTAGATGAGGATACTCTTAGCACTGACAGCGCAACAAAATTAGCGACACAGCAATCTATAAAGGCTTATGTTGATGCGGCGGCGCTGGGGGGTGTTACAAAGGCTCAATTCAGTGCAGGCTTAACCAGCTCATCGTCACTGACAGCAGCAACACCGAAAAAGCTAACCGGGTGGACTGAGGATTGGGATACATCAGGACTATTCGCATCAGATAAGTTCACATCGACAAAAACGGCGTATTATTCCGTAAGGCTTAGAGCTAGATTTGGCGGGCTGACTAGCGGCGACCGTATCAGACTCTACTTGTATAAAAATGGTTCTGCGGTCGGTCAGATTTACAGAACGGCTGCGGGGTCATCAGTTACAACATTATCTCTGAATCAGGTAGTTAGCTTAGTAAACACTGATTATCTTGAGATGTGGGTAGAGAACGTAGATACATCGGGCAGCATTGCCTCAGCAACTTCGGGAAATAGGACGATTTTTCAAGTTAGCGAACTTTAATGCTAGAGCGCGAGTTTTCGCTTAGGCGAATAAAAAAAATATTAACACAGCCTAAGGTATGGAGATGGCAGGGGCAAAACGACAAAAAGGCGTTTATTCCCAATCCGTCATTTATCTATTACAAGGTCGGTGAAGGGCTTATATTTTACGAGCCTAACGGTGATCATGTTTATTTACATACGGCGATTGTAGACCTACCAGCGAAGCCTATACAGGGCTTATTAGCTAACTTTGAGCAGATTAAAGAGATGGGATTTAAAAAAGTATATGCATACATTGAGGGCGGGCATCACAGGGCTTGTTTTATGGCTAGGGCTGCCGGAATGGAACGACAAGAATTTGACAGTGGCAATTTATTTATGAGGGTACTCTAATGGGTTCAAGTGGAGCAAAAGCGCAAGCAAAAGCGCAAACGGAAGCGGCTCAACTACAGTCTGACGCATCTTTGCAGATTGCTCAAATGCAGTCGGATGCGGCGTTAAGGTCTGCTCAGATGGGTGCAGATGGCGCATTTGCGGCCGCTGGAATGGTTGCGCATGCGTCACAGTATGGCGCTAATCTACAGTTTGAGGCATCAGAGAAAGCCATTGCAGAGCAGAAGCGGCAGTTTGATACGACTACAGAAATGCTTTCGCCGTATGTCGAGACAGGTACTCGATTTCTTGAGGATGTTAATGAGGCATCGACGCTTGAGGGTTTTGCAGATCGTTTGCGTAAGATTTCAGACACCGACATTTATAGCGATTTAGTAAATGATAGACAGGCTGCGGCAAGTGGCGCTTTGGGTCAATCTGGACTAACGCGAAGCGGTGCGGCTGCTCAACAGGCGGCAGACATCTCCACACAATTAGCAATGGCGATTGAAGGTCAGGACTACTCACGCAAAGTTAATCAAGTCAATGTTGGTCAAGCGGCGGCAGCAAGGCAAGCAAATATCAATATGGGGTATGCGGGCAGCGTATCAAACATATTGACAGGTACGGCGCAAAACGCATCAAACACCATGATGAGTGGCGCGTCACAGTCGGCAAGCTACATTAATCAGGGAAGTACGGCGGCAGCGCAAGGCGTAATGAATGCGGCCTACTATGGCGCTCAAGGAATTATGGGTTCTGCTAACGCTATTGGCGGCGGCATGATTAACAGCGCTAATGCAATTATGGCAAACCGTCTAAATAACAATCAAATGTTGATGTCTGCCGCATCAACCGCAGCAAATATTTTCTTTAGTGACGAGAGACTTAAAGACAACATGCAGCCAGTCGGTGAGGTTGGTGGTTTAACGCTTTACGAATGGGATTGGAAACCAGCAGTTAGAGACATGGTCGGAACGGAAATGACGACAGGGTTTAAGGCTCAAGAAGTCGAAGCCAAATATCCTGATTGCGTGGGCATGGTTGGGGATTACAAGGTAATTGATTATGGCAATCTACACAAACAGATTAAAGAAGAAATGAGGGAAGCAGCATGAGACCACCTAGCGCAGTAAATATAGCGAAATTACCCGCCCCTTTTCTACCATCAGGCGGCGCGGAGATGGGGCAAATGTTAGGCCAAGCTATCGGGACAATAGGCAAGCATTATAAGGATAAGTCCAACGATAAAAAGGTTGATCAATACCGGGAGGAGCTACTTGCAGAGCCAGAAGCGGCTGAACCCACCACAGAAGAAAAGCAAGCACAGCTTCAAACTGCTCAAGTTGAATTGCAGAAAGAGCAACAGATAGAGCAGGCGACAAGTCAGGCAGACCAGAATAAAAAGAACATTGATGAGAACAGTCGATTGCAGAGAATGTTAGGCGACCCTGACTCGCTTAAGAAGTTGAGCTTTATGAATAAGCACGACCCTGAAAGCGCAAAAATGGTTTTAGACGTTCTTAAGACTTCGGACACTCAAGCTAAAGCGGCACTTGCTCAAGATGCGGCGCAGGCTCAACAGTTCTTTAGCAATGGTCTTAGTGTTCTTCAAAAGTTCGGCGAAGAAGGCACTAAGGAATACATCAGAACGCAGGCGCGTGAGTATGCGGCAGAAGGTAAGCCAGTGGATAAACTCGCGGGGCTTTTAGTTAAAACTGGCGATGAGTTCGCACAAGCCTTAGAGATTCAAGGCTTAATGGCGGGCAATGTTGCTTCACTTCCAGAAGCTATTAGTGCAAAAGATCAGCTAGATCGTGAAAAGTTCGAGTATGACAAGGAACAAGATGCACTGGAAGCAGCAGGTGGTGGTGTGGCTGACTTTAAGGATGTGCAATCCCTACGCAAAGAGTTCGCGGCTGAAACTAAGCCATTCATGGCTGTAAATGACGCTTATGGCCGTGTGCTGGCTTCTGCGGAAGATCCCAGCCCTGCTGGGGATATGGCTTTGATATTTAACTATATGAAGGTGCTAGATCCTGGTTCAACAGTCAGAGAGGGTGAATTTGCTACAGCGCAAAATGCCGGCTCTGTGCCTCAGGGGATTGTTGCTCGATACAATAAAGTCATAAACGGCGAAATGCTTGAAACCAATCAGCGAAAAGATTTTGTAAACAGGGCGGGGAAACTATACAAGAGAGCGGAGAAAAACTACAACAAGCGTGTTGAAACATTTAGGCAATTGGCGGAAAAGCGTAATTTTGACCCTGATGAAGTAATCATAGATAGAGCGGTGGAAGGCGGTGTAGATAATTCGGCATTGATTGCAGAGGCAGAAGCGGCAATAGCGGCGGGTGCTGACAGAGAACAGGTTATGGCTAGACTAGCAGAGATGGGAGTTAAATAAATGGGCGCTTTCGATGATTTAATACCTAAATCAGACGCTACGGCAAGCATTGGTGCTTTTGATGATTTAATACCGCAAGAACAGCCACACAATACGCCACAGCAAGCGGGCAACCCCTACGGCGTACAGCCTCAAGGTATTAGCGCGCTATCAAAAGATGAGTACGAGGACTTACCATCAAATGGTCTAGGCATTCTTAGCCAAGCGGCTCAAGGCGCATCACTAGGCTTTGCAGATGAAGGGCAAGCGGCTGTAGTGTCTATGTTTAGCAATAAGACATACAAGCAAGCTAGGGATGAGATACGCGAGTTTAACAGAGAATTTGCAGAAGAAAACCCTGGAGTGGCGTTAGGCGCTAACTTGGTTGGCGCCGCACTTACAGGCGGCGCGGGTCTAGCTAAAACTGGAATAATGAAGGGCGGCAGCATGGCGGCGCAAGCGGCTAAGGCTAGTGGTGTTGTGGGTACTGCGGCTGGCGTTGGATTCTCTGAGGGTGAGACATTAGGCGAGGTTGTTGTTGATGGGGCGAAGGGCGGTGTAACTGGTTTAGCTTTGGGTTATGCGGGCGGCAAGGTTGCTCAGAAGATTGGCGAAAAAATAACGCAAAACGCACAACTTAAAAGACTGCTAGAAACTAACCCTGATTCTCGTGTGGCTAAACTTGCCCTAAATGAGTCCGGCAAGGTTGTTAAGGACAGAGTTGCTATTGAGGCAATAGATCAAGGATTTGATCAGGGCGTGGTCAGCGTAGTTAAGGGCGCATCAAAGACTGATAAATCACTAATGCGTAAAATGGTGGGCATTTATCGAGCGGCTAAAAATAACCCAAAGGTGGGCATTAAAGAGCGCCCTTTGAATGTTATAGGCGAGCGGATAGCCCAACGCTATAAGCACGTTACGCAAGTAAACCGTAAGGCGGGGACGGCTATTGATAAGGCGGCAGAATCATTAAAAGGTGAGGCCGTAGAAGTTACTCCTTTTGTAGATGATTTTGTTTCGCAATTAGATGATATTGGCGTAAAGCTGAAAACGGACGGAAAGATTAGGCTTGATTTTAAAGACTCCGACATTGAAGGATTAGCAGGCGCTCAAAAGATACTTAATCGAGTCGTTACGCGAATGTCAGACACCAAAACGCCAGACGCTTACGATGTTCACAGGCTCAAGCGATACATAGATAATAATGTTACTTATGGCGCGGGCAACAAGACAGGCGCAGAGAAGCAGGCCGAGAACCTAATCAAGCGACTACGGCATAACATGGACGAAATGCTGGACGGTCGATTTCCTGATTATGATGACGCTAATACACTCTACGCCACAACAAAGAACGCTTTAAGCGAGGTTGATTCACTAATAGGTAAGTCTAGCAATGCGGCTAGTGATAACTTCGACAAGAGCTTAGGCACATTGGCGCGAAGGATATCAAGCAATGCCATGAGCGGGGGGCGTGTTGATGACGCTTATTCTGGGCTTAATCAGGTTGCTACAGCTACAGGCGGCAAGTTTGGCGATGATTTAGACACGTTGCTTGTGTTTGCTAATGAAATGGAGCGCGTACTGCCTACACAGGCTAGAACGTCACTCCAGGGCGTTACAGAGAGCGCAGTAGGCCAAACGGCTAGGGCTGTATCCGAGCCTAGAACATTCTTCGGTGAAAAGGTGATGAAGGCTCTATCTAAGACGCGAGACGATGACACTAGGCTTAAAGCCTTGAGAACATTACTTGCCGAATAGCTTATCCAACCCTTCATCGACTTCTTTTGAAGTGGGGTTTTTGCCATACACTTTCTTATAAACGGCTTCTAGCGTTAGGTATGAACCACCAAGCCAACCACCAATGCCAGCTCCGATCATTCCGTAACTTTCATTACCGGTAATGAAGAACGCTATACAAGCAATAATAGTTGCAGGAATACCAACGTAATTAAACCAGTGTGAGGGCTTTATTTTAAGCATTTACCAATAATACACCATACGCGCCGCACTAGCGGCTTTTTTTATGTCTCAATAACCGCCCATGTTAGGGTTTTTTTATGAAAGATCAGATTTTAGAACAGTCTCAGAATTTAAGCTGGGTGGGCGCAACCATTGGGGTAGTGGGCGGGATAACCTTAACGGAAATACTAGCAATCGGCGGTTTTGTTCTGGCGCTTTTTGGTGCTGGAGTGAATTTCTGGCATAAGTATAACTTGGTTAAACTGGAACGCAAACGCTTCGAGATGGAATCGAGGGACGGATAATGACCCAAGCCCTGCACCTTCTCGGCCACTTGCTTTTAGCGGTGGTCTTTTTTTTGGGTGTGCTGATGTTAGCGACATATTGCGCTTTTGTTGTTGTTGACGTTCTTTACGAGGAACGGTTATGAACCTTACTCCAAACTTTACCCTTCAGGAATTAACAATAAGCCAAACGGCAGAACGTCATGGAATTGACAACAGCCCAAACAGTGAGCAAATAATCAATTTAAAGCGGGTTTGTACGGTGCTAGAGGCTGTAAGGGCGACTATCAACAAGCCAGTGATGGTTAGCTCAGGTTTTCGATGTGAGGCGCTTAATACAGCCGTTAGAGGTAGCTCAACGTCTAAGCACATGGAGGGTTTAGCTGTAGATTTTCACGTTGACGGCATGACTCCACACGATGTCATTGAAGCGGTAAAGCACGTTATCCCATACCGCACACTAATAGACGAGTTCGGGCGGTGGGTACACTTAGACATAGAGCGCGGCAAGATACTCAAGGCGCACAAGAAGATAAACGGAGCTACACACTATGACCGCATCAATTAGAAGACTGTTATACAAGTATGACGCGCAAGTGTTAAGCGGCATTAAGACCTACCTCACAATCGCTTTGCTGGTTGCATCGGTGCTGATAATTCCAGTGGGTAAACTTCAATACTTCGTACAGGCTTTAGCTCTAGCGCATCTTTTTGTTTTGAGGGTGGCTAAGTAATGCAAATGCTAATAAGCCTATTCACGACAGGCGGCAAGATTAACCCAATAGCCATGCTGTTATTCGTTGGGGTATCTTTATACCTATACAACGACTTTCAAGGCTACCGTGAGCGGCAAGAATTAGCGCGACAGTGTGAGATTTACAGGGCGGCGGCTCAGGACAAGCTCACGCAATTAAACCGGAGTAATGACAATGTTACCGAAACGATTAAAAGTATTGACCCTGCTAATCTTAATGATTGGGTTGAGCGCATTAACGGGATGCAGCGCAAAGCTGACTAAAGACCTACAACCCACCAAACCATATCAACCTATTCTGATAAACCAGAATCCCACCACCACAGACCTAGCCATCGCATTGACGCAGTGTATAGCCGACCGCGAATTACTCTATTTAGATTTCGAGCGCATCCAGAAAAACGAAAAAAAGGTTAATAAACGATTATGGGAAATTTGGAAGTAGTCATTGGGATTATATTAGTTCTTTTAATCGGCGCGGCTGTTAAGGCAAGCAAAGACCGCAAAGAGCGTAAGAAGTTCAACCAACGCGAGACACCTACACCGACTCCAGCCATAGCAGATTTGCCAGTGGGCAACTATTGCATCATTGATGAATGTACGCCAGAGGTGGCGGCAGGGCGTGAGACTAATGGGGCACAGGACGTTCAGGCGCAATTATATCTTCTAATATCCGAGACAGGCACTAAACCAGCATTTATAGGTGTGTCATGTGGTGAGCATGGCGTTAATAAGCAGCCCACCATTAACGCAGTTAAAGAGCTATGTTTAAATGTGCCAGTACTCGAAGGCGCACCAACATACTTAGGCGCAAAGTCTGAGTTAAGCGATGCGATTGTCGAGCATAGCAAGAAGGGCATATTTAAGATCTATCTCGGTTCGCCTGCGGGTGATGTGGCTAGAGCCTTCAAGGATGATAGCGTACATATCCACAACATCAGATTGCCTCGATTGCTCGAGCATACTTGGAACGAAGAGATTAACTATGTTTCTGCTAAGTACGTTTTAGATCGATTGCAGGACAGGTCGGGCGCGGTGACTGAATACTATGAGTTAATCAAGCGTAGCAACCTACCGCCACCATTCCAAGACACGCACACTTTTATAAACCGCAATCGTGATTTGAAGGCGTGGGATATGGCAAATACCCCTGAAATTCTAAAGCGCAACCAGGAGTTAAACGCTGGAATAAAAGACAACACTGGAGTCTTGCGAATAGCCGACGTTCTTTGTGTAGCCAAAGACTTAGGTTTCGAGAAAGACATAGCGCGGATATTCAACGGCATCCAGAACGGCATGGATATTTGCAAGGATCGTGTTGCTCTAGGCGCTGTAGAGACTTTGGTGCAATCTACGCCTCCACAGTCACCACCGTTAGACAGAACACCGATTAACCGTAATACATTCAACCAGTCTACTTGCATTGTATACGGCGGCACTCGTAACCCATTCAGATATAAAAAGACCTCCACAATTCAGAGCGCATCAATAGGAATTAGCAGCCACACCATACGCCACAGTAAGTCGGGAACGTGGGCGGGTAAGACTTACCAGGCAGGGCGTAAAATTGATGGTACTCACGGCATTGTTAGCTATGACCGTGAAACTAAGCAATGGTATGTGTTTATGTTTGAGTACAGCGTAATAGGCGAGCCAAGAAGGCCAAAGGGCTGGCAGTTTCTCAATTGGATTCAGCAAGGCGACCCAGTTGGTTTAATCGCAAGCACTAACACCAGGAGTCCGCAATGGGATGTTCGGGGCCAAGCGAACGAGCGCACTAATATTCAGTGGGTTACGGCATGACCTTAGACGAATTATTCCCGAACGCGGCTAAACAGGTTTTATCCGCACTTGCGGCTAATTCTGACCAATACGGCGAGGGGCTGACATACAAACCACATCACGAAGAATTAAGAAAAGCACTAGGACACTTAAACCAGTCGTTAATAAATAACGATAACTCAGAAGATAATACAACGCACAGAATAAGCGCGATTATCAGACTGCTAAAGGTTGCGGAGTTAGATAATGATATTTCAAGGTGAAAACGTAGTATGTCCAGAGTGTAAGAGCTTCGATCTAATCAAAAAAGGCAGGCGTAAGACGCTCACAGGGGCTTCACAGCGTTTTAAATGCTTATCGTGCAGTTGGGCTGGTTCAGGCGTTGTTAAGTCGTCAGGCGTTGGTAGGGTTCACGCAATGATACCAGACACGCAAGTCACACCAGATACACCGACGGATCACCTAGAATGGATCGGGCATTATCTAGCTGAGATTAGACCAGACGTAATAGTACACATAGGCGATCATGCCGACATGGAAAGCCTAAGCTCTTATGACAGGGGCAAAAAGGCATCCGAGGGGCGCAGGGTTATCAATGACCTAGATGCGGCAAACAAGGCGATGCGGCTACTCACAAAGCCTATCACGGACGCTTACTCACCAGAGCTACACTTCACGCTTGGTAATCACGAAAACCGCATTAACATAGCAACAGAATGCGACGCAAAACTAGACGGATTTCTGTCTATTAATAATCTCAATTATGCGGATTTAGGCTGGACGGTTCACGACTTTTTAAAGCCTGTCGAGATTGACGGTGTTCACTATGCTCATTATTTTTACAACCCTATGAGCGGTAGACCATACGGCGGCGAGTCGATTTTAACCAAGCTCAAGAATATAGGTTTTAGTTTTACAATGGGGCATCAACAAACCTATCAAACAGGGCTTAGAGAATTAAACAATGGGCGCATAATTAGGGGCTTAATTCATGGCTCTGGATATTTGCATGACGAAGAATATAAAGGCTATCAGGGCAACGGTCATCGGCGTGGGATCATAATTAAACATGAGGTTTTTGAAGGCGATTATGATTTAATGGAGGTGAGCTTCGATTACCTTTGCCGGAAATACGAAGGTATGCCGGTTAGCCTATTCATGCAGAAAAAATATCCCGACATTTACGAGCGATCCACTTGGCTTAAACGCCTAGCGGCTAGACACTTAAGGGCGGCTTAGTTCAATTTTAAACTCGTTCAATAATATCGAACACCCTTGCAAATTGAACATGGCGCGGCAGATTTACTCACTTCACCACCTCCACAAGCTCCCTTCTAGGCGAGTACAATACGCCACCTTCCACGATAAAGCCCTTCGCTATCCACTGATATACTTGAGGCACTTTAACGCCTTGAGCCTTCGCAAATTCTGCCTTAGAGTTGTAATATTGATTGATGTATTCGGGTAGGGTCATGTTATTTCCTCAGCCTTATGTGCCATATTGATGTATTCATCGCAATCAGCCTCACTCACAAATACCGCTATAATCGAACCGCCCCGCCACACCAAGAAATGATTTCCTGATATGCCGAGGCTTTTTGTTAACTTGCTCATCTTAGCTTCTTTAAGATTCTGTCCATTCCTTCTGCAACCATCTTGCTAACAACTGAGCTTGAGCTATCCCAATGAACGCCCTTTGTAGAGTTAAGAGCTAGGTCAACAAGTTCTGCTGTTACGTTTTCTTCTGTAAGGATAATTAGTTGGTTGTTTTTCATTGTGTCGTTCTCTGCGCTGGTTGATTCAATAAATACATATTAAGCGTTTTGCTTAATCATTGCAAGCACTATTTTGATATTTGGCGCAAATAATTACGCCTACCCACCTTTAACCCGATGATTCCATTGGTTATACCGTTGCCCGCTCTGAGCACCAAGTCGCAAAACGCTAAGTCTTTGATTTAATTGAATTACTTTTAAAATCAAAGGTTTAGCCCGATTTATATATACAACGGTATGCAACACAAAGTAACATAACACGCACTTATA